TGACCACAAAATCACACAAAGCAAAAGCTCCAACCAAGCGAACTAAGCCTGGCAGTGAAGATCGAGCCGTGATCGCTGACATGGTGCTAGAAGGAATGCGAAACGGCTTGAGCGCATTTAAAGCATGTCAAGCAGCTGGTGTTCCTCAAAGTACTTTTTCACGGTGGGTGGATGATGATGCTATCCTTGCGGAGAATTACGCGCGCGCGAGGGAAGACCTGATCGAACGCATGGCCACAGAGATCATGGAGATCAGCGATCAAGACGTTGGCGTGGCCGTGGATGGCAAAAAAGACTGGGCGGCAGTGCAGAAACACAGACTACAGGTTGACACACGCAAATGGCTGTTGTCCAAACTGGCCCCAAAGAAGTTTGGCGACAAGATCGAAGTGTCTGGCGATCCTGCCAATCCCCTGGTGCAAAGAATTGAGCGCGTGGTGGTCAAAGCATGAGTGACCCATTCAAAATTACCGAGCCAACTTGCATCAGTTTTAGTGGTGGACGCACTAGCGCTTATATGCTGTGGCGTGTTATTCAAAGCGGGGGGGGCAACTTCCATGCCAAACCGTTGTCTGTTTTGCCAATACTGGCAAGGAAGATGAGGCCACTTTGAAATTCGTTAAAGACTGCTCAGAGCAATGGAACGTGCCAATTACTTGGCTTGAATATCAACCAGAAGCGCCAGGTTTTAAGGTGGTGGATTTTGAAACAGCCAGCCGCAATGGTGAGCCTTTTTCAAAAATTATTGATAAGCGCAACTACCTACCAAACCCAGTTGCTCGTTTTTGCACTGTAGAACTGAAGATTCAGCCTGAGCACAAATACCTCAAGTCAATAGGCTGGAGTGAATGGGACAACATGGTTGGCATTCGCGCAGATGAACCTAGGCGCGTGGCCAAAATCAAAGCAAATCCAAGCGGAGGTAAAGCAGGACCTGAACGAATCATGCCACTTGCACAGGCAAACATTACTAAGGACGATGTGGGCCTTTTTTGGCGCGATCAGGCTTTTGATTTAGGTCTGCCAAACCATAATGGAGTTACATATCACGGAAATTGTGATTTATGCTTTTTAAAAGGCGCGTCACAAATTTTGTCCCTGATTGCAGAAAAGCCACAGCGAGCTGCTTGGTGGGCGAAAATGGAGACAAGCATTACTAATGCAAAGATTCAAAATGGTGGACGATTTCGATCTGATCGGCCTAGTTATGCACAAATGGCAAAGTTTGCTGATGAGCAAAAAGACATGTTTGATCACAATGAAGAAGCCATTGCATGCTTCTGTGGGGATTAAGGCATGACAGTTCTACAGCTTCCAACCCCTGAATGGGCATTGCCCTTGCTAGAGCCAAGCCGATACAAAGGCGCTTGGGGTGGCCGAGGCTCTGGCAAGTCCCACATGTTTGCCGAGCTGATGATCGAGGCCCACATCATGGACCAGAAGCGCAGAAGCGTCTGCGTGCGTGAAATCCAGAAGTCGCTCAACCAGTCAGTCAAGCGCCTGCTCGAAACCAAGATCGAGCAAATGAACGCTGGCGCATATTTTGAGGTGCAAGAGGCCGTGATCAAGTCTCGCAAAGGCGATGGCATGATCATCTTCCAAGGCATGCAAAACCACACAGCCGACTCGATCAAGTCGCTCGAAGGATACGACTGCGCTTGGGTGGAGGAGGCTCAAAGCCTGAGCCAGACCAGCCTCGACCTGCTGCGGCCAACCATTCGCAAGCCAGAGTCCGAACTATGGTTCACGTGGAACCCACGCCAGCAGAACGACCCAGTCGACTTCCTGCTGCGCGGTCCAACACCGCCAAAGGATGCGCAAGTCCTGAAGGTCAACTTCACCGACAACCCTTGGTTTCCACAAGTCCTGCGAGACGAGATGGAGTACGACAAGAGGCGCGACCCAGACAAATATCAGCATGTCTGGATGGGAAGCTACCTCACAAACAGCAACACCCGAGTGTTCAAGAACTGGCGCGTCGAGGACTTCGAGGCACCACCAGACGCAATCCACAGGCTTGGTGCAGACTGGGGCTTCGCGGTCGACCCGACCACACTGGTGCGCTGCCACATCGTTGGCCGCACGCTCTACATCGACTACGAGGCCTACATGGTTGGCTGCGAGATCGTGAACACACCCGAGCTGTTCATGCAGGTGCCCGAGGCTGAGAAGTGGCCAATCGTGGCCGACTCAGCAAGGCCAGAGACGATCAGCCACATGAAAAAGAATGGCTTTCCAAAGATCATGACAGCGGTCAAAGGCCCGAAGTCGGTCGAGGAAGGCATCGAGTTCCTGAAAAACTACGACATCGTGGTGCACCCTCGATGCATCCATACCATTGACGAGCTGACGCTGTACAGTTACAAGCAAGACCCTCTGACCGGAAAAATCTTGCCGGTGCTCGAAGACAAGAAAAACCACGTGATCGATGCCCTGCGTTATGCCTGCGAAGGTGTGAGACGATCGGCCATCACGAAGCCTGCAACATTCACTCCATTGCCAAATGTAAAGAAATGGTGAGAAAATCACACAAAATGAGGATATAACATGGCCCGACTCTCAAACGATCAACGCCTTGCGAACCTGCACGACGAAGCCCTCGCGCAATTCGATGATGTGCAAAGCGCACTGCGCGACGAGCGCTTGCAATGCCTGCAAGACAGACGCTTCTACTCCCTAGCAGGCAGCCAGTGGGAAGGCCCACTCTGGGACCAGTACGAAAACAAACCCAAGTTCGAGGTCAACAAGATCATGCTGGCCGTGATCCGAGTGGTCAACGAATATCGCAACAACCGCATCACGGTGGACTTCGTCTCCAAAGATGGCGCTGAGAACGACAAGCTGGCCGAGGTCTGCGATGGCCTCTACCGAGCAGACGAGCAGGCATCGGTGGCCGATGAAGCCTACGACAACGCATTCGAGGAAGCTGTTGGTGGTGGCATTGGTGCCTGGCGCTTGCGCACAGTCTACGAAAACGAGGAAGACCCAGAGGACGATCGCCAGCGCATCCGCATCGAGCCAATCTTTGACGCTGACAGCTCGGTGTTCTTTGACCTTGGTGCTAAACGCCAAGACAAGTCCGATGCCAAGTTCTGCTTTGTCGTCACATCGATGACGCGCCAGGCATACAAAGACACATGGGGTGATGACCCGACCGACTGGCCAAAGATCATCCACCAGTATGAATTCGACTGGTGCACTCCCGATGTGGTCTATGTGGCCGAGTATTACAAGGTCGAGGAAAAGACCGAGACCATCCGCATTTTCCAGACCATCACAGGCGAGGAAGAACGCTATACCCAAGCCGACTTTGCCAAGGACGAAATGCTTGAGGAAACTCTGGCAGCAATCGGCACAGTCGAAGTGCGCCAGCGCAGGATCAAGACCAAGCGCGTGCACAAGTACATCATGTCGGGTGGCAAGGTGCTCGAAGATGCTGGCTACATTGCAGGCAAGTGCATCCCCATCGTGGTCGTCTATGGAAAACGATGGTTTGTTGACAACGTCGAGCGATGCATGGGTCATGTGCGTCTGGCCAAGGATGCCCAGCGCCTCAAGAACATGCAGCTGTCCAAGCTGGGCGAGATCAGTGCCTTGTCCTCAGTCGAAAAGCCAATTCTCACGCCTGAACAGGTCGCTGGCCATCAAGTCATGTGGGCAGAGGACAACCTCAAGGACTATCCGTACCTGCTGATCAACCCGATCACAGACCAGAACGGCAACCAGGCAGTCAGCGGTCCAGTGGCTTACACCAGATCGGCAGCCATCCCACCGGCAATGGCCGCGCTCTTGCAGATCACCGAAACCGACATGCAGGACATCTTGGGCAACCCAGCTGGCGCAGATAAGATGGTCAGCAACATCTCAGGCAAGGCCGTGGAGATGATTCAGGCCAGAGTTGATGGCCAAGCCTTTATCTACATGAGCAACTTTGCCAAAGGCATGAAGCGCTGCGGTGAAATCTGGTTGTCAATGGCCAAGGACATCTACACCGAAGACAAGCGCAAGATGAAGACCATCGCGCCAACTGGCGAAGCTGGCATGGTCGAGCTGATGCAGCCAACCATCGATCAGGAAACTGGCGAAGTTGTCATGGCAAACGACCTGACAAGCGCCACATTCGATGTGATCGCAGACGTTGGACCATCGAGCAGCACCAAGCGCCAGGCAACTGTCCGCGCCCTGACCGGCATGCTCCAGATCACCCAAGACCCAGAGACAGCCCAGGTCATCACGGCAATGGCCATGATGAACATGGAAGGCGAAGGCATCAGCGATGCAAATGCGTATTTCCGCAAGAAGCTGCTGCGCATGGGTGTGGTCAAGCCGACTGACAATGAAGCTGAAGAACTCATGGCCGAAATGCAAGGCCAGCCTCAAGACCCGAATGCCATGTACCTGCAAGCCGCAGCTGAGAATGAAACTGCCAAGGCAGCCAAAGCCCGAGCCGACACCGTCGAAACCGTGGCCAGCGCAGAACTCAAACGCGCTCAAACGCTGGAGACGCTGGGCAAGGTCGATGAGACCGCACAGAACATGGCGCTCACAAATGCAGAGGCAGTGCAACAAATTTTGCAAGGCCAGATCGTTCAACCAGTTGTAAGATGAACGAAAAAGCGCGAGAATGTGATAAACGGCATCCACCCAGCCGTTCTAATGGGTGAGTTTGATGGGGTCAGAAGATGAACACAAAGGCAGTATCAGGAGAAGAAAACCAAGACGATGACACCATTGTTGTTGAGGACGAAGGCCAAAGCACTGAGCAAACCACCGATGAGCACAAATCCATCGATGACCAGGGCGATGACCAGACAACCGAAGATGACGAAGGCGACAGCGACGAGGTAATCGTATCCATTGGTGAGGAAGCGCCACCTCCCGAAGAACAGACTCATGCGCCTGAATGGGTACGCGAGCTGCGTAAGACGAACAGAGAATTGCAACGGCAAAACCGTGAACTGCAAGGCAAGCTACAAAGCACCGCACAGACTGAGACCAAGCCGGTCGTGCTAGGCAAGAAGCCAAGTCTTGAAGAACATGACTATGACGCTGACAAATTCGAGGCAGCACTGGCCGATTGGTTTGAGCGCAAGCGACAAGCCGATGAAGCCCAAGCCAAGCAAGAAGCTGAAGTTATGAATCAGCAAAAAGCATGGCAAGCCAAACTGGATGGCTATGGCAAGGCGAAAGCCGAGCTGAGAGTCAAAGATTTTGAAGACGCTGAGGCCGTGGCCCAAGAGTTGTTCAACATCACCCAGCAAGGCGTGGTGCTCCAAGGTGCAGATAATCCTGCGCTCGTCATTTACGCACTTGGCAAAAATCCAAAGAAGGCCAAAGAGCTGTCCGACATTAAAGACCCTGTAAAGTTTGCCTTCGCGGTAGCGAAACTGGAGAAAGAATTGAAAGTTACAAACCGTAAGGCAGCCCCGCCACCCGAGAGAATTGTGTCAGGAACTGGCCGAGTATCTGGGGCGGTGGACTCAACCCTCGAACGGCTGCGAGAAGAAGCGGCTCGTACTGGCAACCTGACGAAAGTCATCCAGTACAAGGCGCAGAAGCGAGCAGCTTCATCTAAATGATTTTTTAAGGAAATACCATGTCCAATAGTTTCTCAAAAGAAGAGCGCGTTGCGTTTGAAGACCTTCTCGAAGGCTTCCAAGACGCGCTGGTTTTGTCTCGTCATGTCAACATCTACAACACAGATCAGACAATGATGGAACGCGCCAACAACACCATCTGGCGTCCCCAGCCTTACATTGCCCAATCTATTTCCAGCACTCCTGGCAATAGCATTGCTGGCCAATACCAAGGCATGACACAGTTGGCCGTCCCCGCCACCTTGGGTTACAGCCAGACTGTGCCTTGGGAAATGACTGCCCTTGAGTTGCGCGATGCGTTGCAAGAAGGCCGTTTGGGTGAGAGCGCCAAGCAGAAGCTGGCCTCTGACATCAACGTTGCCATCATGAGTTCCGCTGCAAACCTCGGCTCTTTGGTTGTGCCAATCGCTGCTGCCGCTGGTGATTATGATGATGTCTCCTTGTGCGACACCATCATGAACGAGCAAGGTGTTCCTGACTACGATCGTTTCATGGCTTTGTCTAGCCGTGACTACAACGGTCTGGCCGGTAACTTGTCTCAAGCCAGCCGTTCGTTCGGCAATGCCAAGTCTGACAAGGCATACGAGCGCAACTACGTTGGCATGGTCGCAGGCTTCGACACCTACAAGATGGACTACGCAAACCGCTTGGCAGCTGCTGCTGGCACTAGCAAGACCATCGACACAAACGGCTCTAACACACAAGCGAACTACGCTCCTCAAGCCACTTCCACAGCTGTGGGCGGCCAGATCAACGTGGACAACCGCTTCCAGACCGTTACAGTGAACAGCACCACCGGCATTGCTGCTGGCGATGCATTCAAGATCGCTGAAGTCTACGCTGTGCACCACATCACCAAGCAAAGCACTGGTCAGTTGAAGACCTTCCGTGTTGTGTCTGTTGATTCTGGCACTACCATGACCATCACGCCTCCAATCATCGGTGCTCAAACCATCGGTGGCACAGGCCCAACAGACGCTCAGTTGCAGTACAAGAACGTGGAAGTTGCCATCGCAGCCGATGCAGCCGCTATCACCTTCTTGAACGTCAACGCAGCTTCTGTGAACGTGTTCTGGCAGCGTGATTCCTTGGAAATCTTGCCTGGCCGTTACGCAGTGCCATCTGACGCTGGTGTTGCAGTGATGCGTGCAAGCACAGACCAAGGTATTGAGTTGGTCTTGCAAAAGTGGTACGACATCAACAGCATGACGATCAAGTATCGTATGGACACGCTGTTCGGTGTGGTTAACAAGAACCCCGAGATGTCCGGCATCTTGTTGTTCAACCAGTAATCCAGCAAAACAGATTGGGGGGCTTCGGCCCCCCTTTCTCAATAGGAGCACACCATGCCATTGACAAAAGGTTATTCAAGCAAATCCATCGGCAAGAACATCAAGATGGAAAAGAAGTCCGGCAAGCCAATGAAGCAGGCCGTGGCCATCGCATTGAACGTGGCGACCAAAGCAGCTAAGGCCGCAGGTAAGCCAAGCAAAGCGCCTAAAAAGGCTATGAAATGAAGGCCGGTCTCTACGCCAACATTCACGCCAAGCGTGAGCGCATTGCAGACCAGAAGGCCGCAGGCAAAACCCCTGAGCGCATGCGCAAGCCTGGCACAAAGGGCGCACCTACTGCCGCAGCGTTCAAAGCAGCCGCCAAGACCGCCAAGCCCATGAAAAGAAAGGCCAAGTGATGCAAGACATCATTCTCACGCCAAGGTACGCAAAAAATAAAAAGCCTGTAAAGGTACGCAAGCCATCCAAGCCAATCGATGGCATCAACCATCGTCTGCTGGCCGAGCAAGCTGCCGCAGCAGAAGCTAAAGCTCAAGAAGTAGTGGACATTGAGCCAGTCGATGAATCAGCACCAACCCGAGAAGAACTTGAGGCAAAAGCCACAGAACTCGGAATTCGCTTTGATGGTCGCACAAAAGACAAAAAACTGGGACAATTGATCCAAGACAGATTGTCTGAGAACACAGGAGAATGACATGGGATGGACAAAGCGCCAATTCGTCACACAGGCCTTCGAGGAAATTGGCCTTGCATCCTACGTTTTTGATCTGACACCAGAGCAACAACAGTCTGCCCTGCGCAGGCTGGACACCATGATTGCAGCATGGAACGCGCTTGGCATTCGCCTTGGCTACCCACTGCCATCAAGCCCTCAAGACAGCGATCTTGACGAGCAGACCAACGTGCCCGACAGCTCAAACGAGGCCATCTACACAAACTTGGCCATCAAGCTGGCACCAAGCTACGGCAAGCAAGTCATGCCTGACACCAAGGCCACGGCTAAAGAATCCTACAACACACTGCTGTCACGTGCTGCTATGCCAATGGAGCAACAACTTCCAAGCACCATGCCAGCAGGCGCAGGCAACAAGCCTTGGCGCGTATACGACAATCCATTCATCCGTCCACCATACGATCCAGTCTTGGCCGGTCAAGATGGCCCACTCGAATTCAACTGAGGAAACACAATCATGCCAACCATCAACCAACTTTCAGGCATCAGTCAAGTCTCTGGCGGTGACCTTCTGCCGGTCTATGTCTCCAACAATGGCGATGCTCGCAAGGTTTCGATCACGCAGTTGTTGCAATATTTTGAGCAGACATTCGCAGCTCCAACCGTGGCCACCAACCTGTACACACCAGGCACTGGCTTCAATATCACAGTTCCAACACCTACCAGTGAACAGCAATGGATGATTCTCCAGCCTGCTAGCACACTTGCCACTGGAACAGTCACACTGCCATTGAACACTGGTGTTCCTGATGGTACACAGGTGCTCATCACAAGCACGCAGACCATCACCAGCTTCACAATTGCGCTAAATGGCGCAGCAGCTATTTTTGGTGCTGTCTCTACGCTGACTGCTGGCGCTGCAATTTGCTACAGGTTTTACCAAGCAACAAATTCTTGGTACAACGTAACCAATGAAACATCAGGTTACAACGCAGCAATCCAAGCATTTTTGAACAGCCCAAGTTCTGCAAATCTTCGTGCTGCTGTCACAGATGAAACAGGAACTGGCGCACTTGTGTTTGCCAACACTCCAGCATTGGTGACACCAGACATTGGCGCAGCTACTGGAACAAGTCTGACAGCCACAGGAACAATTGTTTCGACAGGAACGGCTGGCGTTGGTTATGGCACTGGAGCTGGTGGCACTATCACTCAAGGCACAAGCCGCACCACAGGCGTGACTATTAACAAAACATCTGGTGCAATCACACTATTCAGTGCAGCAGGTTCGGCTACAGCTGCAACCTTCACTGTGACCAATAGCACCGTGGCCGCAACAGATGTAATCATCCTGAACCAAAAATCAGGCACTGATTTATACGATTTAAAGGTGACAGCAGTGGCTGCTGGAAGTTTTAACATCACATTCAATACAACTGGTGGCACAACAACTGAGCAACCAGTTTTCAACTTTGCGGTTATCAAAGCTGTTGCAGCTTAAGAAATATGGCCACCAAAGACTCAAGACTAGCTCGCATTGGTGTGGAAGGCTACAACAAACCTAAACGCACGCCATCGCATCCGACCAAAAGCCATGTTGTTGTGGCCAAGGCAGGCGACCAAGTGAAAACCATTCGCTTTGGTCAGCAGGGCGTGTCTGGGTCTCCAAAGAAGGAAGGCGAGTCAAAATCAGACAAGACTCGTCGAGAATCATTCAAGGCTAGGCACGCTGAGAACATTGCCAAAGGCAAGATGAGTGCAGCGTACTGGGCCAATAAGG